TGAATTATTGACAAACCCTTGACACCTTAAATAATCTTTAACACCACCACCTACACCATCTTCATCAACTATTATATTACGTAAGTTTACTTGAAACTCTTGTTGTAATTGCCTTACAGCTTCCACAACCTCATTTACAGACGATTTGAGCAACGTTCTTATAATTCTAAGGTGTAACCCTTGCCAAAGCATAATAACAGTTCTGTCGCTTCCAAAACGTGCTACATCACAACTTATGAATTTATCACCATCAACCCCTTGTTGATTAAACATATTCAAAATAGCATCATATTGTATTAAACTATCTTTTGTTGCATCATATTCCCAATTACCAAATAAAAGTCTTTGTTTGCTTAGTTCGTCTAGTGTTTCTAATTGTGTCTTGTAATATTTAGATATATACTCATTGTCATCAACTAAGCTTTGTATGAATTTTCTATGAGGCTTTTGTTTACCGTCTTTTGATGGCCTATAATACTGAGTGTAGACCCAATTCTTAGCAGGGTTACAAGTCATTAACATTTTAGGAATTAAATTGTATTCATCTAGTTTATATCTTAATCTTGACGCTACTATGTTTTTTGCTTTCTCAGTTATCTGATTCGCTTCATCAATAAAAGCCCCTGTTATTTCTAAAGAACCTAAGCTATCAAAGTTTCTGTCTGATGGGTATAAGAATAAATCTTTTAATATTATTTCTGATTTATTATAAAAAGTTATAATATTTGAACCGCCATTAAAATTATAATGTTTACCTGATTTTAATCCCCAAGTTTCACAGACTTCAAAAAATGTATTTAGTGTTGTTTTTTTTAAGGCGTCAAGTTTTGACCTACCCATTAAATATCTTGTCTTAGAGTATTTAACACACATTAAAACCAACCAACTACAACCTACCCAAGATTTACCACCACCTGCTGCACCACCAAATAATACTTCTGTGGTACTTTTGTCAAACAAGTATTCTATTGCTTGTTCTTGTGTGTGTGTAAAATTAGCATCAATGTTCAACGCCTTTGATATTTACATTAATCTTAACAGGCTCATCTCCTGAACTCAAATCCAATTCAGATCTCTCAATATATCCTCTCTTCTTACCTTTTGTTTTTAAATAAAATATAGTTGCTGATGTGCTTCCGTCTTTCATTTGTGAATGTAATTGGCTTTCAGCAAAATCAAGAGCAATATTTTCAATCTCCTTTACTGACTTAGCAAAGTCTTCATCTTCGTTTAACCATTTATAATATGTACTTCTAGGTACATCTGCTTGTTTACAAGCTACCGTTACAACTCCTAAGCTATTTTCCAAAGCTTGCAACATAGCCTCTTTTTTTATATGTCTACTTTTGTCCATTACTTTTTGTATTTTTCTTCTAATATTACAGGCGTTGCATTATTCCATTTAATTCTATGATGTAGTCTTTTATATTTATTTCCCATTAAATTAATTAATGTACAAGAAGGTGAAAATAATACAGTGTAAAAAGACTTTACATATGTACCACCATCTAAATAAAATTCTGTCAACCCTCCTGTGTTACTTTGGGTGTCTAATTGCTGCAACCTTAAATCACATATAGTTAAAAATATATCTCCCGTTGTTCCAAGTCGTACATATGTATTTACATCTTCATTTATTCTGCCTATAAACTTAAAAGGCCTTTCAACTGAACATATAAAAAAGTTCATAGCTTTTCTTGTTAACTTCTTTTTGAATACATTACTTCCTTCGCCACCAATAAAATCGCCACCCTGCGCAATACATAATGTCTTTGCGTCAGTCTTTTTATAATACTCTAATAAATGAGTAAACATTTTATCTAAGTTTTTTATCCTCCTTAATTTAGTAACATATTGCTGATTATCATCTCTTGTATATCTAAAATCTGTATAATCATCATCAAGAACTAAAAAATATTTACAACCTAATTTTTTAGCAATATCAAATACTGCATTTCTTGCATAAACAACTACCCTGTCGTCATTAAAATTATCACCAATATCAAATTTGTCCTTATAATCATCTTTACTAAACACAACAACATTATCTCCATATAATTCTTTATATTTATGTACTTGTTTATCATCATCTGAACACACAAAATAAACTTTACCCGTATAATTATACTTCCTTAATGTTTCGTAAGTTATAACCTTTTCGGCTCTACCATATGTTAATATAAATGTAGTTAATTCTTTATTCACCATATTCTTCTATATATTGTTCTGTTATCTTTTCATTTAAAGCTATATATCCACCTTCAATAGCTTTTTTAAAGTCAATTATTACTAATGCACTATCTTCCATTAACTCCTGAACCTCTTTATTCGAATGAATATAATACTCAGCAATATTTTTATAATTAAATACAGTATGTCTATATGCTGCATATATTAAAAAAGCCTCTTCTGCTTTATGTAATTTAGATTTTTTTATTTTATCTATTAAATCATCCACCTTACGTGTGTCATATAATTCTTTTATGTCGGGCTTTTCTCCTGTTAATTCATATTTAGGTATCTCGATTTTACCTGTATATTTTTCAATATCTTCTTTATCATCTTCATTTTGCCATACATCAAGACCCCAATCTTCAAGCTGTACACTATTCCATTCGTTTGCTAATACATCCCATTCCCATTCGCCAAAACCTACATTGTCTTTAACAATAAATTCTTTCTTTTGTTCTTCTGTTAATCCTTCAGCAACTTCAATCCAAACCTCTTTAAGACCTGCATCTTTACTTGCTTTTAATCTCATATTGCCACCTAATACCATCATATTTTCATCAACTACAATAGGTCGTAGTTTTAACATTTCAGGAAAATCGTTTATTGACTTAATTAATTTTTTAAACTTATCATTTTTAATAATTCTAGGGTTATCAGGATTTGGTCTAACCTTGTTTATGTTAACTTGTTGTTTCATAGTATATAATAGATATTTGTTGTTTTTATTTAAAGGTGTCGTTTATACCTCTTTCGCCACACAGTTTTTCTTTAGCACTATCCCAAAGTTTGTCATGTCTTTTATTTCTACTTAGTGATGCTTCTGTTCTTATAAGGTTAGGCATACCTTCATTAGGCTCAGCTTTCATATACTTACCACAACTGCATAAGGCTTCTAATGTAACCCATTTGCCGTCACGATAAACTATGGTTTGTTTACTAACCTCCTTTTTTTCCTTATTGCATTCACAGGTATATAGTGTCATAATAACAAAGAACCTGTTTTTGTTTTAGACTCTTGATATAATTTATCAAGTTCAAAATGTAAAACATTAATTGCTTTCTGTATATCTTGTTCAGGTGAATTGCCTTCTTTTTTTCCTGCTCTTAGTATATACTGAACAGCTTGTGCAGTCCACGGACTTAGGCTAAAGTCATCAACTATGTTTTTTGCAGAATAGCCATACAGTTTTCCTATGTAATAATGTGGTTCACGATTTACTTTGTAATCTTCTTTCTTTGTCATTTTCTAAAATTTTAATTAATCCTTGTTGTGTGTGTAAAAGTTTTGCATTTTTTAAAGTCCTATATTCTTCAGGATTAAAAATTAGCTTTACTTCTTTTATTAAATCATCTTTATACTTTACCACCCATCTACTAGAATGGTGCATTTTGTTTCTCTTTAAG